AATAAGATCCTGTGCCAAGTCCAGTTATAAAATTACCTGAATCATAAAATACCTTTTCACCTGTTTCAAATCCGTGAGATGTAAGTTCAAACTCATTTTTGGTTAAATTAACTGATGTTGATCCAAATGATATTGGATTTACTAAGATCTTATCATTCGCTGAGTTATATTTTAATAGTATTGACTCTGATGTACCTACACCCAGAGATTGTTTTGGTTTGACTGTTAGAGTTACTACATCACCATTTTCAAGACCATGAGCAGTTGATATTGATATTGTGGATTTAATTTTTTCAACTCTAGCAGTTTCTTGAGAGAAATTAGACTCTATTGAATATTTAAAGTCAGTGTCGTTACTGTTTGAATTGAATGATCTAAAGAATAAACCATCAGTGCTAGTGGTTAATCCCACCTCAGTAGTCAAACCTATGAGATTTTTAGATTTATTGATAACAAATAGTGTTTGTGTTTCACCAGATTCAGGTATGTTAAATGTTGCACTATCACCAGTGTTAGATGCAACTATACGTGTGCTCCCACCTTTAGTTAATGTAACCTGTTGATTTTGTGTAAATGGGTGATTTGGTATGAATATACTTTGATTAGGTATAGAAGTTTGTGTGGGGATATTACCAATTACTATGGTTGATATGCCACTTTGACCAGATACTGTTCCTATACCAAGTTCTTGAGTTGGATTGAAAAACACTTTATCATCTAATTTAGATTCAAAATAAGGTGTTTTTATAGGGACTGTGAATTTATCAGTAATTTCAACTAATTCTGTTGATGCTGTGTGTATCCCTGCTGTATGCTCTGTAATTGCACGAACAACTCTTCTATCTGGGAATATGTTTAATACTGATAATCTTGCTGTTCCTATTCCAATAGTTGATCCTATTGATATATTTGGTATTGTAGAAACAAAAATATCAGTAACTATACCTGCTGCTGTGATTGCTGGAGTATCTACAATTAACTTTGTTTTCTCTGAAGAAACACCAATTACATGCTCTCCATTCAATTTTGCAATAAATGTAGAAATTCCAGAGATAACCACAGTATCATTGTCCAATAATGTATGTGGATTACTTGTATGTACTGTTACTTCACCAGATTTACTCCAAATTAATTTTGCATTTTGGTAATCTTCAATTGTTGTTGCTATATTTTCTACAGTTTTTCCAGTTACAGAGGATACTGATGCACTGATTCCACCACCATTTGTTCCTGAATTATCAAATCTTGCTAAGTCTCCAACTTTATATCCCTCACCTGCTTCATGTATATCAAACGATTGCACTGAACCCTTGCTTACAGACTCAATTGTTGAACTTTGTAGTAATATTTCATTAGGTTCATTTATAAAGTCATTATCAGAACCAACATCTCCAACAGCATATGGTAGTGTATTTCTTACTAAATCTGAATTATTAAAATCAAAATTCTGATCAAAACTCTGTTCAATTAATTTTGATCTGTATGAATTACCTATGTAATGTGGAAATACAGATGTTTGAGTGTTAGTATTAATTCCTACAAAGTATGCATAAACACCGTTTGGATACTCAGGAGTCTTACCATATCGACCATTATGTTTATCTAAATCTCCAGAATTATCAAATTTGTAGTCATCTACAAAGAAACCATTTACAAATCCAGATGGTCTATCCACAACATCAGAGGTTGATAAGATGTAACTAGTTGATAAATTTCTTATCTGGGAGTTTGAATTTGAGGGATCGTCATACCCATATGGACCATATATTGGGTTTCCATCATATGCCCAACCTATTATTGGAGAGTGGTCAATACTATTATCACCAAATTCAGATAAACCAATAGCAGTAGTATATCCAACTACACCATACTGCAAACCGTCCTCAGTATCCACCAATATCTCATCTCCGTGTCTTTGGTGATTATCGAGTGTAAGGTGCCTTACAGACGCTTCTAGGGATGCATTAGACCCCCTAGAGGTGACTTTGATAGAAGTGGTCGCTGCAGTGTAACCAATACCAGTATTAAGCACCACAACATCAGTTACCTGTTGATTTACAACGACTGCTCTTAGTTTCGCACCAGTTCCAGAACCAATACCTACCACTTCTAAGTCTGGTGGTGATGTATATTCACTTCCTGTATTAGTTACTTGTACATTAATTATTTTACCATCATCAATTATTGGTTTTAATTCTGCACCTTTACCAGTTTTTACAGTAATTGTTGGTTTTTTGTGAAAATTAATTGTGGTTGAACCATATCCAGTTCCTACATTATTCAAGTAAACGTCAGAAATTGATCCTTTTATTACAGGAGTTGCAGTAATTACCCCCACACCACCAATAATATCTGCATTTACTGTTACAGTTATTGATGGATATGCAAAAAACTGCTCACTACTTCCTACAGAAACTATATTTACATAGTTATTTCGATCATAATTTGCAGAAATAGTTCCTGCAGCACCCGCATTTGCTAACCTAAATTCATTTTCTGTTAATTTAATTACTTTATATCGTAAATTTGTGTCTAAACCACCAATTTCTGTTCCATTTGTGGCGTAAGTAATCACTTCTCCATCATTAAATCCATGATTTTTGAAGAAAATTGTATCATGTGCTGTGCTAACACCTGTTGGTTGAACTGTTAAAGTTCTATTTTCAAAATCTGTACCTGCATTTATTATGGAAATCTTAGAAATTGTATTATTTGCCTTCTTAGTTCTGAATTTATGTGTACCAGATGTATCTGCAGTTGTAAAACCAACTGTATTAATACCTGCAGAGTAGTCTGCTTGAGTTTCATATAAGTTAATTGTTTTGTTATTTACAACTTCTGCAACATAAACTGACCCATTATTAAGAGTTAATCCAGTAATTAAATTAATTCCATCCTGATAAGCAGTAGTGCGAACACCAACTCCTATAGCAGTATTACCATTTCTGTTGTAAATTAATTCATCACCACTTATTAAATTATGGTTTTGTGGGAAAGTAATGTTATCATTAGTAACATCGACTCCTCCACCAACTGTAGATTGTCTACCATCGAATGATAGTGTTCTATGTCTCTCCTCAAGTTGAGCATCTAAAACTGCCCCTGTGGAGTTACCACCTGTAATAGTTACTGAGGATACCTTTTTTACATCAAAGTCTTGAGGATCAATCAATACATCCACAAGTTTTCCTTTTACCACAGGTTGAACTAACGCTGTTGTTAAACCTGCCTCTACTGTTATTGATGGAAGATTAACAACATCAAAGTTAGATCCACCATTATACACTCTAACACTCTCTAATGGTCCATAGTAGACTTTATCCTCTGACTTATAGTTTATAACCTCCACACCATTTACAAGCATTCCAAGAGCACCTGGTGCTGTTACAGTGTTCTCTCCAGTTTTTACATCAAGATTATATGGAAACTTACGTAATAACTTCTGTGGATGTATAAATTGAGTTTTTTGAGATACAAGAGTGAATTTATGAAACCCAGATGTTGATGGTGCTGAAAAATATTCACGAGTTGGAGTTGTCGCATTATCCGCATCAATTAATGATCTGGATCTATATAATTGAATCTTTTTCTTATCTGCTAGTATTTTAACAAAATAGGAAACACCATCCTCCAATCCATCAAGTGTATTGTTTTCAGCATTATAAATTACCTCTTCACCTGTATTGAATGGTACATCACTATTAAATGCTAATACACTGAATTTTAATTTGTTTGTATCAAACTCTTGTAAATTAGTGCTTACAAGTGATGTTATGATAGCTTGATCAAGATTTTTAGTTAATGTATATGATGGAAGTGAACTAGCAGCAACGTAGAAGCAATTTTCCTTTTCTGTGTATAAATTTTGAATATCTGCAGTAATTAAGTCGTTTCCATATATTAAAGGTGCTCCATTACTATTAACTGTCTCTAACTTTCTACGTATAGAATACTCTGTAGTTGCTGAAGGAGACCCACTTAAACCGCCTAGAGTGACTTGTTTACCATTTATAGTCTGAACAGTCGCATCTGCGAAAACAACCGTCTCAGACGCTCCTAGAAGCACATCAACAATATCACCTACCTTTAATGCGGAGGGATCAGGGGTTGTTTTTAAATTAAATCCATTATTAGTATTATCTACAAAAAATCTTGAACTTGTATTGTATATCCAAGAATTTGCAAATATTTGTTTCTGTGTTTTGTTAAAATCTGGATTTTTTATCTTTTCACCAACATTTTTTACATATATTTTTTCACCCTCAGTGGTTGAACTTACATCACCTATAGTTTCTACATCTGATAGTACTCCAGTTATTCTAATTTCTACCTTTTTCGTTAAATCACCATCTTCATATCCAAAAAATACATCATTTGTTCTTATGGGTGATTTAACACCCATTGCGTTATCAATACCAACACAACCTAAGAACTGATTTACCGTTTTTGATGAATATGTGATAATATTATCACCAGATAACAAAGTTCCTGTTGTTCCAAACCCAACTGTGCTATCCACAGTAATTACAGACGATCCTACGGATACAGGATTGATATTTGCAGTTTTTGGTTGTATTTCAAAAGTTCCTTCAATTAAATCTCTATCATCAAAACCTACAAATAAACCTAATTTGAAATATGTGCTAATCCCCGACCTTGTAAATATCTCAACTTCTGATACTGAGGCTTGAGTCGCTAAATCTGATGCCTTTTTGATAGTTTGACCAACTAACTTATCTGGATCACCAGAAATTCTCTCAGCAACAACTATCTCTCTTCTTAAAAACTCTGCAGATGATGGTTTAGGTAAATATTGCTCTAAATCTATAATTTTTGGAACTTCACCAAATAAAACTTTAAATAATATCTTAAATGATTCTTCTGTTCCCTTTGCCTCATAAAATGATCTAGCACCTTTAATAAAATTATTTACATCAAGGTCTGAAACAAAATCGACGTTCTCTAAACCAGGAGTTAATGTATATTTTAACTTCTTATAAAATTCTTTGAGAAAATTTGCACTTAAATTGAGTACTTCACTTCCAGATTCGTGTTCTAATTGGTTTGTTTCTTCAAAAAGAAGTTCTTCCGAGTCGAGATCTGTTCTATAACTAGAAATACCGCTGAAACCCCTAACAACACCTGTGAAGGTGTTAGTATTAATACCAGTATAAGTGCATATTTCATCACCAATCTTAAATAATCCATATTGAGAGGGAAATCCTTTAGTTGAATATACTTGTACACTGTCTGTAGTAGATGATATACCTGAATATAATGTAGTTTTACCAGTTATTACCTCTGGAGTCAAGTTGTCCAGTTTTATGTATTGATCAAGGTTATCTGTAAGGTCAGTTGCACCAGATTGATGCTCTTGAGAAATATAATACTGCTTTAAGAAGTCAAGCGTCTTTGGACTCTCTGCCCGAATGAAGTCAGGGAGTTGATTCGCAAGTATTTGCTGAACCTGTACTCGTTTCTCAAAACCAGTTTGTATCATTTCTTAGTAACCGCCTCCAGACGATGTTGAACCTGAGCTAGTGCTTGTCATAGTTGATGATGTAGTAGTCGTAGTTGATACTGAAGCAGTTGCTGTGGAAGTATCACCTCTCTTTAGACTTCCATTCAAATAACTTGATGTTGTCTTATATCCGACACCAGATATCTGTTCTCCAGATGAAATTGTATCCTTAACCATATTTATTGTACTATCTGCAACAGAAAAACTTAGGTATAAGTCCTTCAATCCAATCACATCATTAGAATCTGGGAACGCTTGAATTTCAATAATATTGTTAGGTTGGACAGTTGATGTAATATTCAACGTATTAACAATAATTTCACCTTTTTTGTAATCAATTGATCCTGCTGACTTAACAATCACTGTAAATTCATTACTTTCAGTAGATTCTCTCACAACAGAAAGAACACCCATATCACCTGTTGCATCTGGAACATCTGTAAAGTATAGAGTTCCTGCTTGATTTGCGATTGTAAATCCTGTGCTCTTTATATTAAATCCACCTATGTTTTTCTTGAACGCATTACCATAACATATTTCATACTGTGCGGATTGATTCAATAAAACCTTCATATTACGTCGAATTATGACTCTTGTGATGTTTGATGTGATAGATTCATCTGCACTATCAATAATTTGACCTAATTTACTATATTTGAACCTTCCACCAAATTTATTGATATTTGAAGTTGAAAAAGTGTTTAAAACTGTTATTACTTTACTCTGAACTTCATTTACATTAGCAACTTGTGAACTATTGTAGTAAACTGCACTATCAATTTCTACATAAAGCACCTTCAAATCAATAATTCTTTGATTTATTCCCGATAATGAGTAATTTTTGAGTTTTGACTGTATGTTTTGCTTATCAAAGTCGGAAACATAGTCACCATTCTTTGGTTTGATGCTAATCAGCACCTGACCAAACTCTGGTGGGTCAAGTTCCTCACCACCTACAACCGCTACAGACTCTGTGTTAGGGTAAATGGACTGAATTATCGCTTCATAGTCCCTAGCGGTCACTGCACGGTACTGAGAAGCATAAATTCTGGGTGCAAAATACTTAATTGAGTCAATACTTTCAATATCTCCACCATTTGCAGCAGCTTGATTAGTAGTAATTAAGATATTGTTGGTTGGAACAACAGGATTATTGTTAGAATCAACAACTCTACCTGCATATGAGAAATTAGCAGACCCATTTCCCGATTTTCCATCGGTAATTATGTAAGTTGCAGTAATTACTGCACCATTTTCGAGTTTTTTACCAAAATATCCATCTCCAAACAGTAATTCATACTTCTCATCTTGTACTTCTTGTATTAAATACGTCTCAGATGTCGCATCTATGTTCAAAATATTGCTTGCTAGTGAATATTCTCTACCTAAAGTGTTTGTATCCGCTAAACCTTTGACTTTTACCACAATTGTTGAACTATCAATGAAGGAATTATCAAGCAAAAAGCGTTGATCAAGTGATCCATCAACTAAAAACTGCTTTCTTAAGAAAGTTCCTTGAAAAACTTCGATATTTTCAAAGTTAGCAACACCATTAACGACTGTGGTAGTAATACTAGAGGGTATTGAGAACATAATTGTACTATTCTCAGATGCCCCTATACACACTAGACCTGCTGATAGGGTCAATGTAGGTGTATTAGCAGTGGTGTTTATCGAAAAACTGATAGTTGCCTTCGCTGCAGACCTTGAACGGGGCACATATCCTATATTTCTTGCTAAAGAAACAACGTTTTCCCTCAAAGTTGCTGAATCTAGGAAAGATTCATTCACAACCATATTTGAGTTGAACGCTGTTATGTAAGTATTATACGCTAGAGTATCAATTAAGACAGAAAAGTTTGATCCATCAAAGTCAAAGTCTTTAAAATCAGAGTTTGCTCTTAAATAACTCTTAATTTGGGTTTTGATTTGATCAAAATCTAGGTTTGTAAACTTTGTAAAAGGCATATTATCGAGTTGCTTCTAAGATGAATGAGAATTCTTGAGGTGGTAACTCTTGTCCTACAATATCAAAGAAGATTGTAATGTCGATATTATTACGATCAGGTCTAGGATCGACTTGAACATTAACATTAGCGACTCTCGGTTCAAAGTTTTCTAAAGTTGTGATGATTTCTTCTTCAATAAGAGTCGAAACACCAAAATCATATAGATCAAATAGACTTTCATACACTGATGAACCCAAAAGTGGGTTAAAAAAACGCTCACCAGGAATTGTTTGCACTAAATTACGAACAGAACGACGTATCGCATTCTCATTTTTGAGAACTGGAAGGTCTTTTGTGACTGGATGAGGGTCAAAAGACAAACTTATGTCTTTAAATGACCTTGAGACTCGTTGTCCGTACATTTAATAAGAGTATACTCACTTTATTTATGTGAGTTGTGTAACACTTATCCTAGTTCTGGTTCAATATTAATTTCTACATTGCCTGTAATTGCAGTATTTCCAACTCCAACATCACCAAATGCTCTTTCTTTCGCTGTTTTCCAGAAATAATTCTCTTCATTACCCAATCCATCACGATCATGACCGTTCTCAACCTGATAATATACAGTTGAAACCTTAAAGTCAGGCATTTTGGGTGTCTCAGGAGTGATACTGTTGTCGTAAATCCTCATTCTATTATTAGGATACAAAGCAAATTGCCCATTATCAAGTTCAATCAGGTTGTGAGACTTGTGTTCAGCAGGTTGTTCACTTGTAGAGTAATCAATCGCATCTACATCTTGGTGATAATTATCTAAAGTACAGATATAAGTGCCCGTTTGAGTTCCAAAATCTCTTGTGTAGACCTCATAATGCATTGAACCGATGAATTGTTTCTGTACTGCGACTACTCCATAGTCCATACAGTTCCAAAACTGCAGGTTATGCAGCGTCATATCAGGATCTGGTGTCTCAGGAGACGAGACAAAAGCGGCTATTGGTAACTTATCGTAGATCGCAGCGTACTCAGGTAGATAAGTTTCAAAATAAAAGGCACGACCAGGT